AACTATTGTAGGCGCAGTTGATCCGGCAGACCTGCCGAGCATTGACGCGCTCAAGCTCGCGACTGCTGATCAGGTGTTTCAAGATGTTATCTTGCCGAGCACCTTACAGGCGACGCGCACAGCGCTCGAGGGCATCACGGTCGGGGTGCCAAAGGCGAGCGCTATCAAGGCAATGGATCAACGGCTTGAGTCGGTGGTCGGTACGCAGATGACACAAGTCAACACTGAGCTCTCGCAGTTCGGTCGTGCTGTGACTGCCTCAGCAGCTCAAGCCTTTGATCTTGACCTGTATCTCTACACCGGCCCTCGCGATGGCGTGACACGCTCGTTTTGCCGACCCTTAATAAATAAGGTCGTGAGCGAGACACAGATGGCGCGCCTCGATAATGGGCAAGGTTTACCGGTCAAGACGTCGTGCGGTGGGTATAATTGCCGGCACAGTTGGTCGCCTGTAACTGAGAGCTTTGTCGAGGCTGCCGGTCTCACACGAGCGACAAACGCAGACATAACAAAAGCGAATGAAGGGGCACAGTCATGATTAAGAGCATTACAGGGCAAGCGCTCACTTTTGAATGGGTCGCGCCTGGGCCTCTCGACTCAGCGCCATCGCTCACAGTCGGCAGTGCCTCGCCTGTCACTATGACACCAAGCCGAGCAGATGCGACGGTCTCTGCCATCGCTAACGATCGACGCACCCTCACAGTGAACGCACAAGCGACTGCGTTGCAGGCTGATCAGGTCAAAGCCTATCTCGTAACCGAGGGTGATTGCATTTACTCTGTAACCGTCGTTCGTATGGTGGGCACTACTGCGATCTTGGCTGAGCCCTTGCCACGCGAGATCGACCTGAGCGAGAGTGCTCTGCTCGTGTTCGGCCTCTATTATGCGACGGTATCGAGCACGATCACCAACACGACAGGGTATTATCCTTGGCAGGTGAGCTACACTCTTGATCTCGGTCAACAGCTCGACACCAAGCTTGCAAAGGGTCTGCTCAAGATCACGCCTCGACCCTTTGACACTGGTCTGTCTCATGATGACCTCGTTGGGCAGTTCCCTCAACTAGCTGACATGATCCCTCGCAGACAGAGCTCGTTTGATGCTCAGATCGATGCAGCTCTGCAAGAGATCATCCTCGTGATTCGTGATCACCTCAAAGACGAGGTCGACGTCACAGAGGACGAGATCTTTAACGCGACAAGCTTTGCCAACGCACACGCCTACTGCACAGCAGCTCGCATCTATGAGTCGATGAATCAGCTTGATACAGCAAACGCTATGCGCGAGCGCTGTCAACAGCTCCTCGAGATCAGCCTGCGATCACTCGCCCTCGATCGCGATGGTGATAACATCGTCGATGATAATGAGCTCGACATCGCAAAGCAGGGTGGATCGTGGCGCGATATGCGTGCTAGTTGGCGCTCTTACAGCAAGACAGAGTACGATCAGACCTTTACACCGACCCGAGGCATGAGGCACTAGGATGCACGCTAAGGTTAATCTGAATCTGCCCTCATCTCTGTGGACTGCTCGCGACTCAGCTCGCCTCGGTCTCAATACAGTCGCAGCCGTTAAGCTACGCACGAGCAAGGGTATCGACGCAGATGGCAAGCCTTTCAAGCCATACTCGACAAGCCCAATTTATATACCTCGATCAAGCGCAGTCTTGAGCCCTAAAGGTGGGCGAGTATCGCGCACAGGTCAGAGCGTTTATTATCAAGGTGGCTACAGAGAATACAAAGCCCAGAGTCGACGCTATGGCGCAGGATCGAGCGCGCTTGTTGACCTCGTCTTGTCTGGTGCGATGATGAATAACCTCGTACTTATGGAGGCGACCGATTCTCGCTTTATCATCGGCCTTACTAATCGCGTGCGCTCGTATGGGTATGACGTGCACGCTGATCGTCCCTTTATCGGCCTATCTCCTCGCGATGTTAATGTGTTAGTGTCTGCTGTACAGGCAGAGCTCACAGCGAAGATCAAGAGAGGTAGACGATGAGCCAAGGCATATCGAGCGCGCTCGCTTATCTTGAGGATCAGATCGAGGCGACGCTACCCAAGACAGATACACATCACGGTTTTGTCGCGATTAACTCATCAGGCCGTGTCGCTCCTCTTGAGGCGCACCAGAATACAAACCGATACTTTGAGCTTAGGCTCGAGGCGTTTGCGATCGATGATGGCGAGGCCGGTCTATCAGGTCGCAGGCGAGCTCGTGTCGTTTGTCGTGTGCGCTATGATATAGGCGAGCTTCACTTTCTTGAGCGCTTGATCGCTGAAGATGGCGCGAGCCTGCTCTTGACCTTGAAGGGGCCACAGTATGACCTCGCATCGACTGGTATCGTGAGCGTGATACCGGGCGAGCCTGTATATGAGCCTATCCTTGACCCTACAACAGAGATCACGTCGCTTGTGCTCTCTCTTCCTTTCGACTTGCTTTACTTGGAGGCGTTATCATGAGCGTTACGCATCGATCAATCAGCGTCGCGACAGAGAGCAGCTTTGGCTCTCTTGTCGACGGCCTGCCCAGCTATTCAGGGCTTACCTACACATCTGTGCCTTGTGAGCGCGACCCTATCATCGTTTACGGTGATGTCGTCGTCTCTGAGCGCAACGACGCGCGCGATGGCACATACAGCCTGCCACCTGAGCCAGATACCGTTTGGTCGGGTGGCTCTCGTGTGCGTCGTCGCACCGGTACGGTCGAGATCCGTCTTGACCTCACTACAGTCGGCAGCTCGGTCAACAACTACAACACGAATTACTTGGGCGAGCTCCTCGGTGCAGGCTTCCTCACTCAGGCAGGCTTGACTCACAGCGATGCAGTGACGAGCGTGGTTGATGTGAACAACTTCACACCGACCACAACCTCGACCAACTACGTCACCGGCTCGATCATCGGTGCCGACCTGGGCGGGCGCGCTGAGTATAGCTCAGTGACAGATAATAATGTCTCAGGCGATGTCTCTGTGAGCCCTGCATTTAGCTCGAGCTTTACAGGCACCCCGACGATGCGCCTATTACAGACCTGGTACTGCCCGACTCGCGACAACCTCGGCACGACTCAGCACTCTCTCTCGTTTCGCGTCGATGGCGTCGATTTTAGGTCATACGCCTATGGATGCCGACTAGAGAGCATGACTCTCTCTCTCGATAATGGTCGAGTGATGGCTGATCTGGTCTATCAAGCTGCGATCATCCAAGACGATCACGGTAACGCAGTTGGCCCGATCGAGCCATCATATAACTCTGGCGCGCCTTGTTTCTTCAGAGGCTCTTATGTTGTCATTAGTGATGCAGCGCCCACGAGCCTCACAGATGTCGGCTCCACTGGTGACACACTCGGGCGCATCGCTCTTGATGTCGAAGATTTTACCTTGACCATCACGAACACGCTGACACCGATCGGGCACAGCAACAGCATTTTAGCTATGCGTGATATGGAGGTGTCAGACGTTGATGTCGAGCTGAGCCTTACAGTCACGACACCGAACACCACCATCAACAACGATTTCTTTAATCGTCAGCTCAGGCAGGTGCTTGTCGGCTTTGGGCCGATCGCAGCCGGGCAAGGTGGCGCGTTTATGTTGCCGGCTGCCTACCTCGCGAATGATCCGAGTAAGTACGATCCAAGCGGTAATGACATCGTGCGACAGCCTTTGACCTACAAAATGAGTCGCTTTGGTGGTGACGTTGCAGATGTGTTCGATGTATATAACTCACCATTTAGACTCGCACTCGGCAAAGGCTCCTAAGTATGGCTCTCTCATTTCTGCCTGACTCTGAATTGACGATCGAGGTCGTTGTGACCTGCGACCCTGCTGTGACCTGCTCGCCTGAGCAGATGCAAGCCTACCTCGATACAGGTGAGCTCAGCGCGCTCGAGGCGCACGAGGGTGCGACGCGATTCAAGATCAAGGCGCTCTCACCAAGCGATCGAGAGCAGGCAGAGGTGAGGGCCGGTGCATATACGCGCAGCGAGCTCGGGCGTATCCTTTGGCTTGACGCTCCAAGCGATGAGCGAGAGAAAGCGCGATGGCATCACGAGCTCGCAGAAGATGAGCGCGAGGCGCTTGCGTCTTATCAGGCGTATTTGTCGCGCGTCTTTGTGGAGATGGTGCGCGTCGCGCTTGTCGAGATCGATGATCAGCCTGCAAGCGACATGATTGATCGAATCAAGCCAGAGGCGCACCGACTGCAAGTGATCTCAGAGCTCGTGCAACATATTCAGCGCATCAGCCTGCTAGGGATCTCGGGAAAATAGCGCTCGCCTCGTCCGTCTGGTTGCCTAACAGCAAGGGGCGAGGCTGGTCGTGTGATCAATGCAGAGCAAAGCCTGCTCTGAGGCGCTTGCGTGGTAATTGTGGCGGGCGCTTTGTGCAGGGGTTGCCTTTGGCTCAGCGTGACGAGGCAGGGCTGTATGTGCCAGGGTATCGCGTCGCTCCAAATTGTGGCAGTGACTTTTCAGAGCTTAAAGTCAGGAGCTGCCCTATTGCAGATGCAAACCGGCTCGCGCCTCTGATTAGTGTTTACCATCGGCACCGGCAAGGGCTCGGATCAATCGCGACTAGCTACCCGAGACCAACTTGTGCAATAATCGAAGCGCTCGACATCTTGCACTCTTCCACTGAGGAGATGATCGCACGACAGCGCGAGCAAGCCTTGCAGGAGTCTCAAACATGACGCAGAACACTATTGAGATCGAGGTCGAATTAAAGGGCCAAAAGGACGCGCTCAAAGGGCTTGATCAGGTCAAAGAGGGTGCCGATGGCATAGGCGAGACTTTTAAAGGCGTCGGGGATATAGTCGGCAAGACTAATCAGCAGATGGGCGAGAGCCTTAATGCTGTCTCAAATGCAGTCGGTGAAAGTGCAGCTGCTTTTCAGGGTATGCGCGACGCGATCAGCTCAGTTGCGACCGGCAGTGTAGGCATCACAACCTTGCTCGGCCCTCTGGCGCTCTTAACAACTGCGGTTGGTGCAGCTTATGAGGCTTACAGGCAGTTATCAGGCGCAGCTCGTCAAGCTGAGATACAGCAAGAGGCGATGGCGGCTGCCTCTGCTGATCTGACATCTAAGCTTGAGGAGCTTGCAGAGAAGGGCATAGGATATGCCAAGGCTCAACTGCTTGACTATATAAGGGCAAACCTACAAGCCCAAGTGATGAAAGAGCTGCTTGAGAAGCGCACAGAGAGCTCTTTAAAAGTATTACAAGCAGAAGCCAAGCAGACCAAAGAGGCGACCAAAGCAGCGCAAGACTATGCTAAGTCGCTTCAAGATCAAAGCCTTTCACATCAAGAGCGAGTGATCGCTGAGACTAGACTACAAGAGGCGCTCGCAGCTCAACAGATCGCAACACAAAAGACTAGGAAAGTCTTTAGCGATCTTTCAGATGAGATGATCAAGGTAAATGCCGAGGTCGACTCAGCTGCTAAGCGATTCAAGGCTCTTGAAGAGACGACCGACGAAGGGCTCAAGACCAAAGCAAAGGAGCTCATCGCAAGGCGGGCATCTCTTGAGGCGCTCAAAGCTGAAACGTCTGGGCTTGATGAGGCATCTCGGCTCACAGCTCTGCACAATGCTGAGCGATCAAAGACGATCGCGCTCGATACTGTTGAGAAGCTCGACCGGACACAGCTTAAAGCTTTGGTCGATGCTCAAAATGTAGCGCTTAAAGCGCTTAACGAGACAAGCCTACAAGATAAGAAGCTCGCGCTTGATATTGCAAAGGCAACAGCAGATACGACGGTTGCGCGCAAGGCAGAGACAAAAGCAATCGATCAGCAGAAGCTCGCACAGCAAGCGCTACGCGAGGAGCAAATGCGCCTCGTTAAAGAGAGCCAGATCAGAGAGCTAGACATCAAGCTGACTGAAGAGGGCTATGCACAGCAGATCGCTCTTGCTCATGAGCGTTATCAGCTCGGGCTCGCTCTGGCTCAAGAGGACGCTCTGCAACGTGAGCTTGTGCAGCGACAGCATGACCTCGCAGTAAAGCAGATCGAGGATCAGCGCGCACTCAGAGAGCAACAGGCGCACGACCGATCGATCGAGATGATGATGCAACGCTTTCAGCTTGAAGATAAGCTGTTCGACCAACAAGCAAAGAAACAGCAAGCGCTCGCAGATAAGCAGATACAACAGTATCAAGAGTTCTTTAGCTTCTATGCCAAAGGTGTAGCTCAATCTATCGCGGCTAGTCTGTTCTTTGGTGCTAGTTTTCAAGAGTCAATCGGCCTCATATTAAAGAGCTTAGCGATTGAGGCAGGCGCACGAGCGATTATGGAGACAGCGATGGGCTTTGCATCTGTTGCTGTCGGTGACGGCAAGGGTGCAGCGGGTCACTTTACTGCTGCCGCTATATTTGGCAGTGCTGCGACGGCATCTGCTGTGGGAGCGAATTTGCTTGGGGCCGGTGGTAGTGGTGCATCTGGTGGCGCAACAGCATCACCGACTGGTGCGCCTCAAGTCGCAACAGCTCCACAGCGCGAGCAAGCCGAGTCTCGCGAGATGGTGTTTAACCTCAACTTTGGGGGCGCTGTGATCTACGACACCAAAGAGGCAGCAAAGCGCGCGATGATCGGTGATATTGTGCGCACATATAACGGCAATAACCGAGGGATGCCCCGGTTTAACTTCGCGAGGTAGCTATGCCATACAATACACCAGCGCCTGATTTCGCTCTGCTCGCAGCCTTTGACGCTCGCCCTTGGTCTGCTGTCGATGTCGTCTCTTATAATGGCGTAAATATCACGATGCCGACTTTCAGCGCAGGCGAGGGTGTGTATGAAGATGGCGTTTACTTTCTGAATGGTCGAGGCGTCGGTGACAACACACCTGCGCGCGCGATGGGCACCTTTACTGATGCGCTCAGTACACTCGCGACTTTTAATCTATCCTGGGCTGTCACCCTGACAGCAGATGATCGCGTAAAGGTCACGAGCGACGATGTATTTACAGTCGCGCCTCTCGATGATGATGTGCTTGGGCTCGGCTCGCAGACTGCTGTCGCAGATGGTTTAAACTTTAGCGTCACAGGCTCGGCAGAGTGGACACGAGGCAACTACAGAGGCGAGCGCTATCAGTTCGGAGATACGTTCGGCACCACCTTTGACGCCTTTCGCGAGCTCGCAAATCGACCTTGGCCTGCACAAGACATCGTCGCAGGTATGCGCGAGCGAGGGTCTGCTGATCTTGACGACTTGAGCCCGACCAACTGCCTCGAGGAGCTCATGCGCGATCAAGGCTTAATGGAGGCGCGCGTGATCTTAAACGATCAAGGGCATGTCGAGGTTTGGTCGATGGCGTCGGCCTCGTTTAGTTGGCTTGATACAAGCTTTCGTGATCGCCTCGGCTTCTCAGGTAATGAGACACCGGTCGCGATGGGCTCGACCTCGCCTGATTATGTCGAGCGCTTGACTGCTGATTATCCTATGCCCGGGTGCCTCTTTCCCTCGCGACCCTTTCAAGATCATCACTATCAGGTCGAGTCTGTTACCCAAGCGAGGCGCAAGATCGGTGGGGGATACACGAGTAACCTCATCGGCACTTATACAACCTCGGTGCTCGCCTTTGATCTTGATGCTCTGCTCGATCAGCGCGACTTGTACCGGCATTTCACCGATGCCTTTGTGCCATATTGCGCGAATGGTGAGAGGGTCAATATGTATCAGACCTGGGGAGACTCGCGACGATCGCTGAGATCTGCGCTCGTGACATCGACACAATCTGCATATGATCTGATTTACACGAGTGAGGATAATGGAGACTGTGGGCGCTTGCGTTGCTCGCTTGTGTCTGCCTCATACGACCTCGCCTTTGGATCATTAAAGAGGCGCGTACCGGTATCTATGAGGCTCGAGCATCTATGAGTAACAGCTTTACATCACCACCGACGCTCGCAAGCGAGCTCACTACCGTCGCAGGGCAACCGATTGCAGAGGGTGCAGTGACCTCGATGGCAGACACTGCAAATTATCTCTGGGCAGTCGGTGGCACGCATAACGTGCTCTCTCAGGCTTGGGCCGAGGGTCAATGCACGCAGAAGGGCACAGCCTACGCGACAATGCTTGAGTATCGTCTGCCGGTGATCTCAAACGATCATTATGATTTTCACTTGCATTTTATCGCGCTCGGCCCTGGTGGCATCCGTTCGACCTTAACGCTTGGAGCTGCGACATATACCGATGAGGTGCTCTCGACAGGTGCCGGCCCTCATGTGATCGAGTCGTCTATCGTAATCACGAGCGCATCGACTGCGACTTATGCGACGCTTACAATCGAGGTTAAGCACACAACCGGCACACCAAGTCACCACGAGATCAGGTGCATCGCTGGTCACTGGGTTGCTAAGACATCACCAGTTGATACAGGCGCGCGCTATCTCGGCACGACAGACAAGTATGTGCCTTTCGGCATCAACCGAGTCGGCAACGATTACCCATTAAGCGCTCGCTTCGGTGTCGACATGCTGCGCAATATCGAGACCCTGCGTAAGCGCCCGATCTCGTATCTCAGTTGGTCGGGTGTAGATAATCTGCTCGCAGCTCCAACAGGCTCGACCGATCCTGCGCCTGCTCTCTATCTTGGGCTTGGTGACATCTTCACCTTTCAAGTGCCTGTGCATATCCCACAAGAGGCAGTCGACAAAGACACATACACGATCAACCTGCATGCTTACCTCGTCGATAATGCCTCGAGTGTTGGTGTCGACCTTATGGGCGAGCGCGTGACGTTTACCGGTAACGGTTGGCAGACTGCCGAGCTCACGATACAGATCGACCCTGATGAGGAGCTCTCGCGACGCTTCGCGCTCAATATCTTTAGAGTCGGCCCTGATAACACATCGCACAACCAAAGCACACTAATCGATGCCTCGGTCGTGCCTTGGACTGATCCCAAGATTCAAAGCATCTCAATCTGGGGAGTGTGAGACATGACAACGCCAACAAATTACCACATCATGCCGAGCGAAGAGGGTTGCTATAACGGTCGAATAGTTATGGGCTCGGCAGCTTCACAGATGGCGCTCGCGCTCAAGCAGCTGACAAACGTCAAGTTTAGAGCGGCAGGGTATTATCCGGTCGGGCGCTCGACCTGGCACCCTGTGCTCAATCAATATATTAAGGCGTCTTATTATCTCGGCATCGGCAATCTTGCCAAAGGTGACACCGACGAGCATGATCTATTTTATTTCTCGCAACCGACCTCAGAGTATATCGGGCTCGAGCTCGTATATGGGCCGACCCAGAGAGCAGACAGCGACCCGCAGATCCTAGTCGAGCTGTATGAGATCTCAGGGGGGGCGGTCGGCACCAAGATCGACGAGGGCATCTTGTTCAGCTCGCCCGATCACTTACAGCGCACATACACAGGCGAGGCGCTCGGTGCATATCGATGTAATACAGGCGCACGACCCTATGTCGCCACAGCGACAACGACCTACCCGACTTTGCCTCGACCTCTCTATGTGCCGGGCGCTAATCGAGGCGATGAGCTCGTGATCAGGGTAACAGCTCAAGATGCTGTGCTCTATGGCGTTTACATCTTCGACATCTATACAGGAGCATAGTTGATGAGCATCACCGATGATCGCGCGCGCAGGGTATTTGCACTCGAGGTCGCAGGCTTGCCGGTGCGTTACCTCTCAGGCAACTTTGACCCAACGACAACGAATCTCGACTCTGAGATCACCTCGGGGATCGCTTACCAAGATGTCGAGGCGATTGTCAGCGTCGGTGCTTTCTCAGGTAATGTCGACCCGAGCGGAGGTGTTGCTGAATATGGCGCGATCTCGGTCACACTAGCGAGCGATCGTCTGCGAGGTAATGATGTCGACCCTGCTGTGATCTTTGGTCGCTGTGGAGCTCGTGCGAGTGGGGTGACTCGAGCGCAGATCGTCGACGATATTCTTTATGAAACCGACTCGGGCTCGTTTGATGTAGACGTCTCGATCGCGTCTGCTTTCCCTAGCTATCCGGGGCTCTTACATATCGGTGCCGAAACGCTGCGCATCGGTGTAATCCTTGGGGGCACGAGTGTGTCGTTTACTAATCGCGCGGTCGGTGGCTCACAGAGGCAAGCGCATCGAATCATACAAGAGGGCACTAACGTGCCAGAGGTGAGCACAGCAATCACAACCTTTAGAGGCAGACGCGCCTCGCTCTATATGGCTGATCAATACCCAGGGGGCGAGCTCTCTGACTTCACCGAGGTAATGAAAGGCTTTATCGAGTCGAGCCCGATCGTCGACCAAGGTGGCACAGTCTCTCTCTCGA